CGAGCAAGATCGTAGAGTCCTTGTTATTGTTCCTACAACGTCTCTTGTACACCAAATGTCGTCAGACTTTATAGATTACAATAAAGGTAAAGACTTAGACATTCATAGAATTATGGCTGGTGTTGATAAAGCATCAAAATCACCTTACACTATTACAACTTGGCAGTCCATCTATAAAATGCCAAAGGCATGGTTTGACCAATTTGATGTTGTGATTGTCGACGAAGCACACCTTGCAAAAGCAAAGTCATTGACTGGTATTATGGAAAAAGCTCCTAATATCAAATACAGATATGGGTTCACAGGTACCTTAGATGATACACAGACACACAAATTAGTCCTTGAAGGCTTGTTTGGTCAGGTATTCCAAGTCACAAGCACAAAGAAACTTATTGATGATAAAACATTGGCAGAGTTTGATATCAAGGCAATTGTACTTGGTTATTCTGATGCTACACGAAAGATAAATAAGAATAAATCATATCAGGATGAAATAGATTGGATCGTACGAAATGAAGCCAGAAACAAGTATATTAGAAATTTGGCTTGGAACCTTAAAGGCAATACCCTCATTCTATTTCAGTTTGTTGAGAAACATGGTAAAGTGCTTGAGCCTCTTTTGCATCATGCCGAAAAACAAATCCATTTCGTTCATGGAGGAGTTGATGCTGAGATTCGAGAGTCTATACGTGGCATTGTTGAATCTAGTGGTGATAATATTATCCTTGCCAGTTATGGTACTTTTAGCACTGGTGTCAACATTAAGCGTCTTGACAATATTATTTTTGCATCTCCTTCAAAAGGTAAAATCCGAAATCTTCAAAGCATAGGTCGTGTATTACGACGTGGTAATGGAAAAGATAAAGCAACACTATATGACATTGTAGATGATTTACAGTACAAGACATATAAAAACTTTGCAATCCAACATTTTATGGAACGTGTTCGAATCTATACAGATGAAGGGTTTGAGTTCAAGCTATATAATATAGACCTTAAGGAATAATACTGATGGAGATTATGAATATTAAACTTAAGAATGGTGAAGATCTTATAGCACAACTTGTTGAAGATCATATAAATCAATCATCTATTAAGTTAAAAGCACCAATTAAACTAGTATCAGAACTTAACACTGGAATTTATGCTAAGAATTGGATGTATTATTCCAGTGATGATGAAGTTGAAATTCAAAAGACTGATATATTCTTTATTACTGGTGCAAATGAAGACTCAATTGAATGGTATGTTGATTACGTTACAAAGAATGATATGTCACTTGATTTAGAATCAGATATTGATAGTCTAGAGAATATATTCTCTGCCATGATTGAATCCAAAACAAGTATCAAACATTAATATTATTTGAATCCATAATTCATTATAACACCAGGCTAGATGATGTCAACCAAAAAGAGCATTGCCTAAGAAAAAAAGTGATTGACATAACCTAATAGTTGTGTTATATTGAGTATAGAAGGAGCTATTATGGCAAAAGTAAATTATATTAATAATGCGGAATTTTTAAAAGCTGTTACTGATTACAAAAAATTATGCACTGAGGCGGAAAACTCTGCGGATGAGTTACCAAGAATTCCAAGATATATTGGTGAGTGTTTATATAAAATATCCACACGTCTAGCATCAAGGCCAAATTTCTCTGGTTATAGTTATAAAGATGATATGATCAGTGATGGTCTTGAAAATGCAATTCAAGCATTAGGTAACTTTGATCCAGACAAGTCTAGTAATCCATTTGCATATTTTACACAAATCATCTGGTTTGCATTTCTTCGTCGTATTGAAAAAGAGAAAAAGCAACTATATATCAAACACAAGGTCATTGAGAACTCAGTTATCCATGGTACTGCAATGGATAAGAATGATGGTGACTCAGGCGATGCAGCATATATTGATCTAAATAACTCATATATGAATAATTTTGTAACCAATTACGAAGCAAGTATTGAAAAACGAAAAGTGATCAAACCTAAGAAACAAGGTTTGGAAGAATTTATTGAGGAATAAGTATGAAAATTGCTTTAATAACTGATTCACATTACGGAGTAAGGAATGACTCTGCCGTAGTTGCAAATTTCCAAAACAAATTCTTTTATGATGTTTTTCTTCCATATCTAAAAGAGAATGGTATCACTGAAGTAATGCACCTTGGTGATCTTATGGATCGCCGTAAGTATGTAAACTATGTGACACTCAAGAATGTCAAAGACAATTTTATCCTTCCACTATTAAAAGAACATATTGCTGTAAATGTTGTGGTAGGTAACCATGATGTTTACTATAAGAACACAAACTCGGTCAATAGTCTGAATGAATTATTTGCAGATATTGATCCAACATCATTTCACGTACATTGGGATAAACCAGTTGAGTTGGTTTATGATGGTCAGAAAATCTTATTCTGTCCATGGATTTGTGATGAGAACTATGATGCATCAATGAAAGCAATTGCTGAAACTGATGCTCGTGTATTGATGGGTCATTTTGAAATTGAAGGTTTTGAAATGCATCGTGGTGCAATCTGTGAACATGGTCAGAAAGTTGATCTATTCTCTAAGTTTGATCTTGTATGCTCTGGACACTTTCATCATAAGTCAACACATAAGAACATTGCCTATCTTGGAGCACCTTATGAAATGAATTGGAATGACTATGGTGATGAACGTGGATTCCATATCTTTGATACTGAAACATGTGAACTTGAATTCATCCGAAACCCATACTCAATGTTTCATAAGATTGATTACTCTGATAATGATATGACGATTGAGGATATTGCAAATCTGAACACTTCAGAGTTGACAGGATCATACATTAAGGTTATAGTACATAATAAGAACAACCCATATATCTTTGATCTGTTCATTGATAGGCTTCAAAAGTCTGGTGCCGTTGACATCAAAATTATTGATGATCATCTTAATTTGGATTTGGTAGAAGAAGATGGGTTAGTCGACGAAGCACAGGACACGTTGACCATATTAAATCGTTACGTTGATACAATTGAGTTCCGTGGTGATAAGAAACAAGTAGAACATTTTCTGCGTGAACTATATATTGAGGCTATTAATCTATGAAATTACAACTTGTTGAACGTCAAGGTGAAGATGGTGAGATGGAATATGGTGTACAACATCATGATGGTCATATTAACTGGTATGCATCAATGACTCAAGCCGCATATATATTGCATAATACTTTAGAACGTAAAAAGAAAGATGCTGATAAGTGAGTATACATTTTAATCATGTCCGCTACAAAAACATACTTTCAACCGGTAATAACTGGACTGAAATTCAACTAGATAAGAATAAGTCGACTCTTATTATTGGTGAGAATGGTGCTGGTAAGTCAACTATGCTTGATGCAATTTGTTTTGCTCTCTATGGTAAACCATTCCGTAAGATTAACAAGCCACAGTTGATGAATTCAATCAATCAGAAGGCACTTGAAGTTGAAGTATCATTTGATATTAGTAATAACAAGTATCTTATCAAGCGTGGTATGAAACCAAATATCTTTGAGATTTGGAAGAATGGTGAGCTACTGAATCAGGATGCGGCATCACGTGATTATCAAGTATATCTTGAGCAGAACATTCTGAAAATGAACTTTAAGTCATTTGGTCAAGTTGTTGTACTCGGTAGTTCAACCTTTGTTCCATTCATGCAGTTGCCATCACAACATCGTCGAGAAATCATTGAAGATCTTCTTGACATTCAGATCTTTAGCACTATGAATATTTTGCTTAAGGATAAGATCAACAATAACAAAACTGATATTACTGACATTAAGTATAAGATTGAGTTGTTAAACAATAACATTGAGTCTGCTAAAAGTCATAATGAATCTATTCGTAAGATTAAAGAAACAGAAGTTTCAAAGATCAAAGAAAAAGTAAAGGATCGTGTGACCTATATTGAGGATCAAAATATACAAATTGAATCTGTCAACGCTATGATTGATGGTCTATTAACAACCATTACTGATGAAGTTGATGTAAAGCAAAAACTCTTAAATGTTACTGATGTAGTAAATAAACTAAATACAAAACAATCACAATTGTTAAAAGAAGTTTCATTCTATGAAAATCATGATAATTGTCCGACTTGTAAGCAAGGTATTGATCATGAGTTTAAAGATGGAACAATTACTGATCACCGAATTAAGGTCAGTCAAATTAGTGATGGTCAATCAGAACTTACGGTCAAAACTGAAAAGTTTCAAAAGCGACTTAATGAAATTGAATCTGTTAAGAGTGAAATTGCATCGGCAAATCTTAATGCATCTGAACATAGAGCTAATGTCAAATTGGCAATGTCAGTACTAAAAGGTCTAAAAGCCGAACTTGAGAGTGCTGAAGAAGAAGTAGAAGCAATTGATATGAGTAAGATTGAGGACTTACAAATTCAACTTGGTCTATGTCACACCAAACAATCTGAATTGAGTCAAGATCGTGAAACATTATCGGTAGTCAGTTCAATGCTTAAAGATGGTGGTATTAAGACTCGTATTATTAAACAGTATGTGCCGGTGATGAACAAACTGATTAATAAGTATCTTTCTGCTATGGACTTCTTTGTTCAATTTGAATTAAATGAAAACTTTGAGGAGACAATCAAATCAAGATTCCGTGATGTATTTTCATATGGTTCATTTTCTGAAGGTGAGAAACTACGAATTGACCTTGCACTTCTATTCACATGGCGTGCTGTGTCGAAACTACGGAACTCTGTAACTACAAATATTCTGATCATGGATGAGATTATGGATAGTTCTCTAGATAATGCTGGCACTGAAGAGTTCCTAAAAATCATTAATGAGTTGACAAGTGATTCAAATGTGTTTATTATTAGCCATAAAGGTGATCAATTGTATGATAAATTTGACAATATTATTAAGTTTGAAAAATATCAAAACTTTTCAAGGATGGTAGCATAATCT